CTGCTCTAAAACCTTCAGACTCTTGTTGTCTGTTACTACGCATCCGGTCGCTCTCGACCTTGACTGCCATATTTGCCCCGGCAATCTCTTTCTGTGCATCGATCCGCGCCATCTCAATCTGCAACTGCTTTTCACGTGCGAGTGCGTCGGCCTGATCTTTAGCGATCTTGCGCTGCACTTCTGCCTGCTTGATCTGCAATTCCTGCATCTGCATCTGGATGATCGGGTCTTGCATCTGCTGTTGCGCCTGTTGCTGCTGAGCTTCCTGCATGTGCTGCTGTACCAACTGCTGAGTAGCTTGCGCCGCCGCTTGGGAAATCTGAACCTCCATCTCCTTCGGAATCTCGATATCCTCATCCTCCTCGTAGTTCGGAAGCTGAATGCCCATCGTCGCTTCCATCTGCCTGCGGTACTCGTACCCAACGTGCTCGTTGATATGCGCCATCATCGCTGCTTGTAGCATCTGCGCTTGTGGGTTCTGCCCTATGATTTCTTGTATCTTCGGGTCTTGCATCGCGCCCATGTGAACAGCAATGTGCGCCTGATGATCCTGATACATGAACGCCTTGACAGGTTTGCCCATCAATAAATTCTGGTTCTCTGTAATCGGATCACGCGGACGCGTGTCGTCTTCCATCGGTACTAGCTTGGTGTAGTTCTTAACGCCTAAGACATCCAACATCTGTCTGTGGAGTAGTGGCATGTCATACAGTTGTGGCGCGGTTTGTGCCAGCTGTAGTACCGCTTGATACTGCACAACCTTCTGACTCATCGTTGCAGCGTTCGGATCACTGACCGGAATCACATCTACTTGGTCGTAATCACTCTGCTTGGCAGACGGACGCCCTTCAACCGGCTCGTAGTCGTAGTCTGGTGGGGTGAAGTCTCTGATGATCTCTTTTAGAAGCCGGAACTCCTCGTGCATCGAGTAGTGAATCCTCGCCTGCACTGCCGACATAATCTTCAGAGTTCTTTCTAGAATCGCTAGTGTCGTGCCTACGGGTGCTTGCGCACTCATATCACTGATCTGCAACTCAGCTGCGTTAGCGAACCGGCGACCTTCTTCGATAATCTTGTCCATCAAAGCAGCCAATACAGCACTCGGCTCCTTGTACGGCAATGGCAAAATGTTGTCACGTATCGCACCGCTCGGTACATCCACGTCTCTAAATTCACCCGGAGAGATCGGTGTATCGTCGCCTTTAACACGCATACCGCGTGTCTTTAACCCGCCCGGCAGGTTAGATAACGTACCTGCATCAACAAGCTGACGCAGAATAGAAGTACCTGACTTCGCATATGCCCCGATCAAGTGAATGAAACCGAAGCAATAGAAGCCAAAGCCGGGGATGTAGCCGTAGTGGACGAAGTGTGAACGCTTGTTTCTTAGCTTGTCTGTCGGCTTCCAATTGCGCCGAATAGCTAGAATCTTCTGCGACGACTTATCTATAGTGACAATGTATGGCAGCTTAATGCCATCTTCATCTTCATACCCCGGCAGGTCTAGGTCAACCTGCATCTCAAGAAGTCGGTAGCGGCTGTCGGTAGTGACTCGAAAGCCCATCTTCTCAGCGATCTTCTTCTCGATCTCTTCGAAACTATCAACCGGCTCACCAATATCAATGTCACGATAGAAGCCATCTACTTGCAGCTTCCTAATCTCGTTCTCAGTCTTACGCATCACGTGCGTTACACGCTCTGCTGTTCTCAAACTCGATGTGCCATACGGCACAACAACATCTTCAGCAGGAACATAGATCGACGCTTGCCGCCCTAATGACGGGTCGTAGTACACCTTCTTAAATGCGTTACCTGAAAGACCCAAGCCCCACAACATGCGCTCATGCTCAGGACGATACTCCGGCATCTGCTCTGTCAGACGATAGTTCATGTCGTCTTTTACTCGTTCGGACGCCTCTTTTTTCTCAGGAGTCTCCTTACCGATGATCTTCGTTTTAACCGGCCCAGCAGCCGGGAAAGTCTCCATAATCGTTTCAGACTGGAACTTGACGAGCGCTTCTGAGAGAAGAGGGTGTGTAACTCCGCAAGCACCTGCCCAAGGTTCTGTCCGTTCTTCAAGCTTCATCCCCAAAAGGTCAAGGCCATCAACGTATGTCTGTATCCAATCCTTGCGGCTAGATACATCCTCCTCGTAATCATCAATCAAGTCGTTAGCAAGCGTAGCCAGCACAGACTCCGGCATATCTTCTGCTAAGTTCTCCTCAAACTCGTCTTCTGGTGCTTCTTCTGGGTCAATATCAATCTCAAGATCACCAGCGCGAATCTTTACTTCTTCTGGGTCTTCAATCTCAATCTCTAACTCAGGCTCTTCCATCATTGCCTGCTCCAAACCCTGCGGGGCTGCGTATAAACCTTTTTCGATGCTCATTTTATGTTCCTAAATATATGCACGGATCGGCTCTTAGATACCGGCTCCATGTGGTGAGTATTCAGTAGCTCTCGGTCAAGTTCAAATGGGTTTGACTCGAACCACTTGTCCACGTCTTCTTTAGTCGTTACATACGGGTCTGTGTTGCCGTATTTAGCTTGCTTCAACAGCTTGCGGTTGTATTTCTTTACCCGCCACCAAAACTTGATAGTTTCTAAAATACGCATCAGTAATAGCTCCTGTTACGTTTTGATTTAAACAGCTGAATCTCTTCTGGTTCATCGTTGTGTAGTCGAATAAAACCGCCCTGTCTAAATCTTAAGAGGGCTAATGTCGTTGAGTCCACCAAGTCGTCATTAATGCCCGACGGGAAGTCGTTACACTCTTCTATGACCTCCATCGCCCAACGTCTGTGTGGTGCCCACACAATACCGCCGTGAAACAGTGAAGAGACAGCGTTTACGCGAGAAATCTTGTCTTGTCCTTTGCCCGGGGTGAACTCTTGTACTGGCACACCCATGCGCCTCATCTCCTGATACAACACGGAACCAGAAGACTTCTTCTCCACAATGAATGAGTCAGGCTCCCATTCACGATACTCTTCCAACACCAACTCTTTTAAGTCTGGGTACTCAAGACGCTTCTTAATTGAGTTCAGAAGAATGATGTTGTAGTTGTTTACTTCCTCGTTGTAGAACACACCCCACGTTGTTAGGGCGTTAAAGTCAGAGCGGTTGTTTGCTTCTTGTGCAGCATCCAAGCTCATGATGATGAATTCGCACTGTGGTGGGTTCTCTTCTTCCCACATCTGCCACCACTCTCGTTTTATTAGCGCTCCCTCTTCTGACGTCGGCTGCTGCATGTACTGTGCATTCCAGTATCGAATATCCAGTGATGCCTTTTTCGCCAGCAGCTCTTCAATCGGCCAGAATTCGGGCCAGAGAGGTTGATCGTTTTCGTCGATTGCCGGGAACTCCACCACTTCCCAGCGATCCACATCCTCGCTGCGCTCCATTTGCGTGATAATTTGCCCAGTAAGATCAAGTTTGCTCCATCTGGTCATCACTACAATAATCGCCCCACCCGGCATAAGTCGCTGGATCGGTCCTGACTGAAACCACTCCCACGCTGGTAGAAACACTTCGGGTCTTCCCAGTTTTGCCTCTTGCTCAGAATGGGGGTCGTCAATAATAAATAGGTCAGCACCACGACCAGCAAGAGCACCGCCAACACCGATAGCAAAATACTCGCCGTTAAAGTTAGTGCCCCACCTTGACGCACTCTTTGAGTCTGCCTGTAGCTCAATCTGCGGAAAAATGTCACGGTATGCCTCCGATCCAACAAGATTTCGTACCCTACGACCGAACTGAACCGCCAAATCAGCGGTATGCGAGGCCATAATGACCTTCTTCTGTGGGTATTTACCCAAAAACCACGCCGGAGCGAGGTAAGAGATGAGTTCTGACTTGCCGTGACGGGGGGCGATGTTCACAATCACCCGTTTTTTCTGCCCAGCGGCAATATCTTCGAAGATTTTCGCCAGTCTGTAGTGGTGTGGGCCCACTTTGTAGCCCGGATAGACGTGTTTTACGAAGTCTAGGAACGAATCTTTGCTGATTTCGCGGGTGACTTCCTCTTTGTACTTCTTTAATAGCTCAGCAGTACGCCGTTTCTGCTTCTCCGGCATCGTCGGGAGCCGCGCTCGCAGCTTATTTATGTCACTCGGTGACAGTCTTAGTGCGTCAAGAGCCAAGTCCTGCCCCCGTTTCGCGTACTTCGACGTCGATAACCTGATCTTCAAGCATATTTAGGGTCTCAAGTAGTTCTTTCTCGACCTCTTCAAGGCTTTGCACCTTGTGGGTGATCTCAGACCGCTTCTTAAATGCGTCTACCCCATCGATTTCCCCCAGTTTTGACAGCGCAGATATGCGCGCCTTGGGGTCTTTAGCGTTTTCGATCTCTGCCACCAGCTTATTAACTACATATAGTTTCAGATCAGACAGTTCTTCAACAATCATGCAGTTGCTTTGGGCCACCATCCCAGCTAGGTACGCCATGACTTCGTTGGGGTACTTCGCAAACTCCGGCCTGTGGGCAGGGTTGTGGATCATCTGGTGTGCGATTTCCCTTGCCTGATCAATATGGTCGGCAGAGGGCTCGATGGGTTTGTTGTTTAGGTCAGCGACTAACTTAATAGTACGCGCCCGCATCTCTATCTCTTCTTGCGGGGTGAGGTCGGGCATCGCCTCAAGTGCTGAGGCTGGGAGAGGAATATCTTCCTCGATGTTCGGGATAAGGGTATTCATATTGGCTTTCTGTGGCCTAACAGAATTCTCTGGAATATAGCAGGTGTTGGAATAATGTAAAGGGTTGTTAAAATAGCAACAGAGTTTTGGAAAATTTTTGCGAAATATTTTTTGTGTGGCGTTTTGAGTTTTGGAAAGTGAAGTGTCGTTGGTGCGTGTCTTGGTGTATATGGGGCGCGATGGTACCAGCGGGTGTATTGGGGGGTGGGGGGCGGGTGGGGGCTCTGGCGGAAACTTGCAATATGGGGTGGATATCAGGTAGAAGATAATCATGCGACGCTGATCGGCGTCGTACAACCTGATCTGAAAGGGGAACAATGAAGATCACCAAAGCAAACCTTAACAAGCATCCCATCAAGACCTTGTGGTATCGCCTGACTGCATACGTCGTAGTCATGCAGTGGGAAGGCGGCGAGTCAGTACGATTCGCTCGGTCGTATGAAGATGCGCTGGACTGGGCACGCTGCTACCCAGCTGGTGCAACTATCCTGATCGGCAAGCGGGGACGCTTGATCGCATCACGATTCTAATCAACTGGGGGCTTCGGCCCCCATCTTTCGAAAGGGAACACCATGCATTACGAAATCGACTACACCAACAAAGCCAACGCTGCTGACGCCGCTGAGAAAGACTGTATCGAATGGCTCGGCAAAAAACAGTTCAAAAAAGTCGTTGAGGCTTTAATAGCTGACGAAGGCCGTAGCAGTGAGCAGCTTGTCGTACTTGCTCTGTCAATACAGGGGATTCAGGGTTATCCAGCCCGAGTCCTGATAGACAGATACTGGAAGTAATCAACCGGGGGCTTCGGCCCCCACTTAACGAAAGGGAAACATCATGGAACACTTCGTCACTATCATAGAGTCCGACGGCATCAAGCGCGACTACTACTGCTGGAAGTATGAACACGCGGTATCACTGTTTCACAAGCTGACCCAACACTATCTGTATGTAGAACTGTCGAGGGGCGACCAAGTGATTCACGTGTACGACAACAGGTACGCCGACTAACCCTGAGAGAGCTTCGGCTCTCTCTTTTGATACCAGTTCTTTGTCGTCGCGCGCGTCTGGGCGTGCGTGGGCAAGCGTGCTAGTTAACAGTTCAGGTAGGGCTGAATTCTTGATTTAATCGCTTCACTTCAGGTATAACATAATTACCGGATGACGATTC